AGCCATTGTATTACTGTTTTTTGATTGGCCGTCCACGCCCCGCTCCCGAAGTGCTATTCGGGTTGACGGTAGGTTTTTCGCCCCTTTGTTGCTCAAACTGAGAATTGTTCCGGCGGGCCAAAGACTCTAAGTAAGCAATCTGGGCTTCAGTTTGCCGCCGCCGCAAATCTTGTAGTTCTTCTTCCGCCGCTCGTTGCCCCTCTCGGTAAGCGGGCGTAGAAATGCTGGGCTCCCCTGTCATTGCGGCTGCTGCCCGAAGCCCTCCTGCTTCTCGACGATACCCCCTGCGCTCCAGTGCGCGGGCTTCTCGTCTCAACCGGCCTGCTTGAGTACCCAACGCCCGAGGGGCATCTTTTAGACCCCCCACAGACCCTTGAAGTGCAGTATTAGACCCGAAAGGACGGCGTTGCATAGCTTCGAGTTTATCTAGCCCTGGCGTTTTAATGTAGGCGCTATACGCGGGGTCTTCCCCCCGAGCTTTGAATCGTTCCGCCTCGATGTCTTTCATCATCTTGCGCCCGACACGATTAAAATTCTCTGCCGTAGTGAGCCCCTGTCCGACCATCTCATCTCGGAGAGCCCTGACATTTGCTTGGCGGGCTTCACCGGTCAAAGTTTCCAGCCCCGTTCTTAATGCTTTACCAAACCCTTTGCGGAGATCGCTCCGCTTTTGTTTTTTATCGAGTAGCCCTTTGGCTAGAAGAGCCCCCGCTTTTTGGTCAAACATAGCTGGGGCTATTTCTCCCGCCCCCGTTACATCAAACTCGCCTCCCCCATACGCTCCCGCAGCCCCTCCAGAATCAGAAGCCCCGAGCGTTGCGCCTATCGGGGGTGGCGGTGGATTACCAAACTCAAACGTCTCGCCACCTACTTTAACTTCAAAGTAGTCATCGCCTGGTTTTTTTGTGTCCTCTATGGCTTTTGCCTGTGTGTCTTCAATGAACTTAACTAAGTCGTCCTTTTCAGAAGAAGTAAGGCCTTGGCCACCTTGCCCGGCAAGAAGTTGACGGGCTTCGTCGATTTTCCGTTCATCCGGTGGAGACGCTTTGGCCTTTGCGAGTGCGTCTTCAAATTCTTTGAGCGTCTGTTTTTTCTTCTTTTCAGCTTCGCGCTCGGCTGAACGCATATCAGCTTCATATTGAGCTTTTTTTGCGCCGGTCAGAGGCTCATATTTTTGAGGGGTTTCGTCGGGTTCCGCCATAGCGTAATAATAGATTAAGAATCTACTGTTGTGGCCAAAATCTAGCCACCCCAAGTCTCTAATTTTATGGGGTAGAAGTCAATCAAGCAAAACGGCATCAGCATTCTGGAGTGCCTCGCCCAGCTTTTTAATCGTCGTCCTTTGGTACGGACGGTTTGAAGACCCCGCTTCAGGTGGGTCAACTGCGACTAACCCGAGCCTTTGGCGAGCGCAATCCAAGGCAAGAAACGCAGCGTCTGCCAAATCGGGGCTACGCCCGAATCGGGCCTTAAATTCAGGCTTAGACTCAATTTTGACTCGTAATGAGCCACTCTTCACCATGTCATAATTCCGGCTGGTAATCTCTTGGGCAAGATCGCTACTGACCCCAAAGACTTGACGAGTACGCATGAGTTCCTTGCCTACAAACCAAAGCTCAGAAACGCGGTTAACATAAAGTTCCTCGGCCAACGATTTGCTATTCGCGCTGACTCGCTTATCACTAGCTTTACCGCCAAAACTGACCCTCAGAAAAGTGCTCGCCCACTCTCCTGCCAGGACATCGCAGAAAGGAGCCCCCGCGCCGGTCGCGTCTACTGCCACATTTTCAGGGAGAATATTGCGCTTCACACAATGCTCCTTGATCTGCCTGACGATCTGATACGTCCTCGGGACAGCCTTGTTGGTGGCGTCGTCGTTCAGGTGAATGGCGTCCCCGAATTCAATAACGTATTGACCACTGTCGTCATACCCCACCGCCGCAGTGTATAAGATCGTCCTATCACCCCCATTGGTAAAGGCAGGGTCGATCCCCGCGACGTATGTAGGAGTCCCGCGCCACGATACCTTGTGCATCGCTTTACTTAGCGTGATCTCGTTTTCCCCGTAGATTCCTTGGGTTTCGTCGCTATCAAAAAAGACCGCCCGAACCATCCGCATATACCCGCGTGATTCTTGTCCAAGGAGAGCTTTGTCCTCGTTAATTTTTTCTTCGGTAGGAAGCCACGGGTACAAAACCTCCCCAGCGGTTATGTTCGGAGAACGCTCTCCATCTAAACGAATGTAATCCCCACCCCACTTAGTAGGCCAACCATCCGCAATATTTGTATCAACCGAATCCCACCCGTTGATCGGCTCAGACCATACACCAAATGCGTCAAACCTAGAATTCGGGTTAGACATACCGATCATTTGAAATTCGGGGTTTTTAGATAGGTTTGATAACCCCGCTTGAAGAATGGCTTCCGATAATTCGGATAACTCGTCCCCGATTAAAATTACTCGCTTCTGCTTAATGCCGATGAACTTACCTACGGCTTCGCGTGTTTTTGACTTCTCCGCGGCGATGAGTGAAATGCCCGCCCGCTCAATGAGCGTTCCTTTTTCATCAATGTACGCAGCGTTCCCGATTGAATCCCGAATCTTGATCGGGGCACCATCAATCACGGATAACAGAGACATGACCGACCCCCAGATACGCTTGCGGGCCTCGCGGAGTGTCGTCGAGGTCATCAGTACAAGTGTGTCCTTGGGCTTGGAAAGCCAGTTGATTATTCCCCACGCAGCCATCGTGTGACTCTTCCCCGAGGAGGCCGACCCACCCACAGCTAGATATTTACTGTTTATAGCCGCCCATATCATTTGTTCGGCCCACGGATGGCGAACCATTAATTTTTCAGGGAGGTCATCGTGGTTCCACAACTCGTTACACAATCTCCAGAAATAATATTCCCTGGCCCGCAAATGCTCATGGTTGGCGAACCCATACAAAAGCGCAGTTAACACACTCGTAGGAGGGATCAAAAGACCGCCTACATCCATGCGTTTTGTTTTAGGGTCAATCCGTGGCTCTAGTATCTTCTTGATGCTGGATCTCTTTGAAGACATAATCCGTTACACAGCTTACGCCCCAAAGAATTGTCTGACAAATCTAAAGACTCCCTGCAAAATCGTGCTCTGGCCCTGTATAAAGCGGACTGGAAGATGGTTTCCATAGCCAAAGAACTGGGGGTTCATCCAGGAACCGTTCGGCGGTGGTTCAAGAAAATGGGTATTCCGGCGAAGAAAAACGGACTACACCCCAATCAAGCTCCCGACGCCGAAGAATCCCCCGCGGATGAACTGGCAGGGGCGATAGAAAACCACTTGCAAGAAACAACCGACGAAGCGATTCGTCGCGCCAGCCATGACGCCCGCCAAGAAGAGGACGCTACCATCTTGGAAATAGCGGAGCGCCAAGCGAGCCCCGCAGAACAGTATCAGCATTATGCTGCCGCAACGGGCATAAAACTTATGCGCGATGGGGTTAAAAATCTCCGCCCTCCAAAGACCGTCCGAGAATTATCTGAACTAGACCAATTGGTCAGAAGGAACTTGGGACTCAATTCAAAAACCGGTGGCACCGGTAAAATGCAGATTGATATATCCATCCTAAACAACACAAAAGCGGATAGAGGAAATGGAGCGGTAAAACCTACAATCGATGTAGAGTAAGATGATTTTTGACTTAGATTCGGGAGCCCCTGAATTTGATGGGGCGCATTATGAGCCTTCGGAAGACCCTTATTTCTACCGACAACTGGACCCGACTACTTACTGGGGGTTTACGGAAGAAGTAAAATCCAAGCCCCCGTATACAAAAGGGAATGGCCCAAAAGGAGTAATGCTTTTTGCAGAACTAAAAGATGCTTTTCTCGGGGTAGTAGACCACGTTCAAACCCCGCCGCGGGCTTGTTATTCTGTAGCAGGGACTATTGCCGTATTAAAAACCAAGCATGGGCTCAACGCATCCGAAGCAAAGTTGGCCTTGGAACAATTAAAAACGTGCGATCTCGGCCCAAATACTCCATGTTTCCTGGACTCAAGTTCTTTGGAAGGATGAACCGTTTGTTTAAAAACAAAACTGTGGAAGTAAACCCTACAGTTTTAATACGGCAGGACCACCCATCAAAAAACGATTTTACGTTTTCTAAGAAAAAACTAGTCGGTGTGTTTTTTAGAGTCGCCCCATCAACTGCAAGGGAAGTCTTGTTTATTCAGGGCCTCCCTAAAAATTCTGTGGTGTATACTCCTGATGAAGGAGACGGGCTAATCATATCGCCGTCATGCCTGAAAGGGATGGGATAATAGTCGGGGTGGATAACGGCCTCGACGGAGGGCTATGTGCGATAGCGTCTTTTGATGGAGGCATCGTAGACAAAATAGCCATGCCGACCCTTAACCGGTCCAAAAAACGAGAAGTCTCAATTGCGGCAATAAGCCAATGGTTGACGGCTCTTAACACGCCGTTTGTCTTGGCGATAGAGGAGCCGCTAGCCCACGCAAAAAGCTCCCAAGCAGTGAGGTCAATGGCTCTCAGCTTTGGGAAACTTCTCGGAATGGCCGAGGTCAAAGGATGGGAACACGACCGGATCTCAGTCCACAAGTGGCAAAAAAATATGCTGGGCCGAACAGCAAAGGGGGCTACAAAAATAGCCGCCTTAGAAACAGCGGAACGCCTAGCACCTCAAGAAAACTGGCTTAAAAACAAGCGGTGTCGGACTCCACATGACGGCATGATAGACGCATTTCTTATTGCACGATATTATTTGACTTCGCACCGACGAGCGGTATAACCCCCGCTATGCCTGACAGTCACTCTGACCGCGACCACGCGGAATTCAGCCCCTCCTCTTTGAAGTATGTCGCGGGTTGTGCGGGGTTCCAAGGCCGCGGTGGAACTAGCGCGGCGGCGGAAAAGGGAACCCGGATTCACGAAGCTCTGGAGATAGGTGACCCCTCAAACTTGGAGAGTGAAGAAGAAGTCAGCATCTTCCATGAGATCGTAGCCGAGGAGGAGAGTTTTCTGCAAAACTTTATTAATTCGTCTTCCGTATCGGGGTTGGAAGTTAAGGAAGACCTCAAAGAGATCCAGCTTACAGTCGAACTAGAGGGGACATCTACCTGGGGAACGTGCGACCGTATGGTTGTATTTAATAACAATACAGGGGTTCTAATCGACTATAAGACGGGGATTTCAGTAATCGACCCACCTGAAAAGAACCAGCAAGCGCGGGCCTATACTGTGGGGGCGTTTCAGAAATACAAAGACTTGGATGAGATAGTTTTTCTATTCATCGTCCCCGTGCGGAACGAGACTCTTTTTCACACTTTTCACAGGTCAGATGTCCAGACAATGGTTTCTGACCTTTCTGGAATTATCAAACAAGGGGAAGTCACTCGCCCAAAATGGGAGGCTGGAGCCCCCGCGCTTGAGGAGTTGACCCCGACAGTGAATTGCAGGTTCTGCAAACACGAAGATAAATGCCCCGCGCTTGGGGGATTAGTGATTGAGGTAGCTAAGAAAGTTAACCCACAGCTCCCTGACGTAGACCTCGAAGAAACTGAAGACCCTGAGATCGTTGAGCAACTATGGGTGATCGCTAAGATCGTTTCAAATTGGTCCCAACGATTAAAACAGAGGGCCGTCTCTATGGCTTTAGAAGGTGTCGAGTTCCCCTCGCTACGCTTAAAAAACATGGGAACGACTAGGAAGATTACAGACAACAAATCACTAATCGCTATAGCGGAAACCTATGGGCTAAGTCTGGACGACATATTAAGTCTAGCCAGTATTCCCCTGGCAAAATTAGCTAAGGAAGCGGGTCAACAGGCTGAAAAAGGTAGTAAGAAGAAAATTTCTGAAGAATTCCTTGACGCCTGTGAGGACGCAGGTATCCTCCGCAAATCTGAGCCGAGATTTACTCTCAGCTAAACCAAAACAGAAACAACGAAACAACGAAACATGGCTGCAAAAGCAACCCAACAACCGAATGCGATCATCGCTGCACAAGCGGCAAGCATGATGATCGAGAGCACCGATATCGAGATCCCGCGTCTCAATATCATCCAGAAAACATCCGAGATCGACGCACCGTTTGGGTCCGTTGTTCTGGATAAACAACACGTTATTGCGGACCCAGAAGAAAAAATCCGCTGCATCCCCGTCAGTGTGATGAAAGCATGGCGTGAAGACATTCCGTTTGACGAGGATGTCCCGGCTAGGATTGCCTACACCAAGGAGGAGAGAGACGAGATCGGCAAAGACAGTAAGTGGAATATGCTGGAGTTTGCGGACCTCATCCTGATGTTCTTTAAGCCCGACGATACTGATTCAGAGGACGCTTATCCTTTTGTCGTTGGCGACAAGCAGTATGCTCTCGGCAAGATTAATGTAGCCAAAGATGGCTACAGGCAGACCTTTAAGAGGCTCGCCACTTTCTCGCTCCTGAACCCTGACGTTCCGCTTCCTTCTAGGGTGTGGACATTTAGTTCCTCAATTATCCAGAGGGGCAAGTATTCTTGGTATGCTCCAGGGTTGTCTATTACTTCTGAGGAAACCCCCGAGGAAGTGCAGAAATTTACGGCCAACTTTTTGACCTAATGTCTGGAGAATTTGACCAGCAAGTAATCAAAGACGAGATTGAAATGCTCGGCGGTATGATTACAGAGACGAACGAGAAAATCGTTCTCATGCAGAACCAAGTGCATTGTCTTAAAAACGTGCGGTTGGCTTTGGCCGAGGCCCTCGGGGTCGAGTTGGCGACAGAAGACAAAAGTCAACTCGCCCTTTCCCTGGCAGTCGAGGGCAAAGATGCCGAGGTCAGTGGGTAATAATCAGGTATTGTGGCGGATTGGCTAGAGGGTTTTCTTTGTGCCCTCTAACCATTCTGGTTAAAGCATCGCCCGACCGTAACCACATAAAAGCGGTCACTTAAAGCCCCCCACTGGTTTGCCAATTTCCCAGTGGGGGGTTTTCTTTTTGAAAGCTATGCATACTTACGCAATCGATTTTGAGACTTACTACGACAAGAAGTGCAGCATAAAGACCCTCGGGCCGCTCGGGTATTTTTCTCATCCAGACTTTGACGCCTACATGGTTACCGTCAAGGGGACTGATGGGACTGAATTTGTCGGGCACCCTAAAGACTTCAATTGGCTTCTTCTTAACGGTAATATAGCACTGAGCCACAACGCCGCGTTTGATGAAACCCTATATCTATATGGAATTGAACAGGGATGGTGGCCTGAAGCAAACCCACGGGCGTGGTATTGCACGGCGGATATGGCGGCTTATTGCAGACTGCCTCGGTCGCTTAAAGGCGCGTCTAAGGCGGCTTTTAAAATAGAGGTGGATAAAACCACTCGGGACAATATGAGTGGCAAACGGTGGGAAGCCATGTCCGATGAGTTTAAAGAAGAGGTTAGTCAATACGCACTCCAAGACGCGGAACTTTGCTTGGAACTATGGGAAGCGTTTAACGAACTCTGGCCAGAGAACGAGCGCGTGATAAGCACCTTGAACAGGAGGATTTGCCAGGGGGGCATCCCCATCGACACGGCGCTTCTCAAGGAGCAGCTCGAAGTGATTAATGAAAAACTTTTTGAAGCTGAAACCGCAATTCCGTGGATGGGGGAGAGGCCGCTCTTGAGTAGAGCCGCGTTTGATGACGAATGTTTGAAGCAAGGTTTGGAGCCCCCTAAGAGCCTCGCGGCGGATAACCCTGAGAGCCGCAAGTGGGTTGAATACAATAGCAAGAAACACGCATGGATTAATGCGGTCCAGAACTGGAGAAGGATCAATGCCATCAAGAAAAAGGTCGAGAGCTTCGATGTGGCGACCATGCCTGACGGAAGATACTACGGAGGGTTCATGTATTTCGGAGCGCACACGGGGCGGTTCAGTGGAAGTGGGGGAAACCTCAACCTTCAGAACCTGCCGCGTGACGAGATGTTCGGGGTAAATTTAAGGCACCTGATAGCTACTAAACACGACAAAAAATTGGTGGTGGCCGATCTATCGCAGATTGAAGTTAGAACTCTATGTTGGCTTGCAAAAGACCAAGCAATGCTGAAGGAGATTGAAGAATGCGAAGACATTTATGAGGCGTTCGCAATTAGGTTTGGAAGCTGGAAAAAAGAACAGGGGGCGCTGAAGCAAGACCCAAAAATAAGGCATCGAGTAAAGGCTATGGTGCTAGGCTGCGGTTACGGAGCAGGCAAACAAAGGTTTGCCGATATGTCAGGAATGCCCCAGAAAGAGGCCGACGATGCCGTAGACCTGTATCGGGGGTCTATGGAATCGGTCACTAAGTTGTGGCGGGAATACAACGT